TCCTAGTATGTGAAAACCACTTGGAGTTCTGAAGATCTTCAGGACTGTGCTTGTCAATACCTAGCATCAACACAGCCTTACGGTGTGCATCAGCCATGAGGCGTTGTTGCATCACACCGGATGCTGAGTTCCAGGCTTTATTGATAGGTTGCTTACCAACTAAAACACCATCGTCTGTGTAAATATCTACTTCTTCATCAGACTGTAGGTAGTCTTCGATTATGCCACCATAGTTGTTAGTGGCTTCATCTAAATAGACTTGCTTAGCCATCAACCACGAACGGTTTGATACGTGGCCAATAACCTTGGCAGCACCTGCAGTAGCACCTTGCTCTGCTAAGACACCAGCAGCACCAGCCGTAGCTACATCTGTCTGGTCATTAGCTAGAACTTCTGCCTCTTGTTGAGCTTTTTCTGAAGGACCGTTGCGCAGATAATCAAGCGCAGCATTCATCTCTGCATAGCTGCCAGATTCTTCCTCTGCAGCTTTAGCTTTGGATTGAGCTAGTTTTTGTAATGTAGGAGAGAATTGAGCAATCTGATCGAAGACACCGCCGGCATCATCCAAGATTGTCTCACCCCATTTTTGTAGATCCTTCTGCTTTTGTAGGATCTCATTCTGAAGGCGTGTAGCATCAGCTGAGAGATACTTGTTGTTCCTCTCTAATGCTGCATTGATACGAGCCTCATCTTGACGTTGATAGTTATCCTCTCGCCGTAGCGATGCAGTCTGGTCAAATGCCTTAGGCATGACCGAGTTACTGCCTATTTGAGAACTCTTGTATTTTGCCATTAAGGTAATTTCCTCATGAAGTTAGACGGTGATCCGTAGAACCCGGCTACTGTTGATGCTGCACCCAAACCAATCTTCAGCGCATCGCCGAAGCCAAAGCCTTGAGCCCGTGGGCCACGCATTGGTGAAGTCATAGGACCACCAGTAAAAGGAGGTGGTGGTAGAAGCGTTGGTTGTTGAGGTGGTAAACCAAGTTGTGCCCACAATTGGGTCTGTGTATTAGAAGCAGCAATCTGCTTGTCGAACATTGCAGCTGTATAATTCTCAGTTATTTGCTTCTTAGCCCGTCCGTCTTTCAGAGATGCTGATACCAGATATTGGTTCTCTTCATCCATCGCTATACGATGAGCAGAGACACCTGTTTGTTCGTTATTAACTGTTCCTTGCTTAGCGATCATCGCCTTGAGCTCTTCAAAGTTATTGAGGTCAATATCACCGTACAAACGACGGATGTTGATGTTTTCGTTGAAGTAATCTCGTTCTAGCTTTTGCTGGATGTTCTTAATATTCTTGGCAAAGGTCTGCTTGCCAATGTTGTACATATCAACTCGGCGGTTGTAGCCACCGATTATCTGCTCATTTTGCAGAGCCCAAGAGTTGATACGGTATTTATTAATCCGTGAGTTCTCTGCATTCTTAGCAGCCCACAGAGAAAGCTGTGATTTGTGTTGAGCATCGGCAAAAGCATTAGCAGCACTAGCTTGTGCGTTTTTGCTGAAAGCTCCAGCAATATCACCGACTAGACCAAGGCCACCACCAATAGCATTCCAAACACCAGATTTAGAGAAATTACCGTAATCAAGTACGGTTTTTGTAGGATCACCTGCTGACATTTATTTTACAGAATTCGATAAAGGTTGTTTTGTTAGGACCATATTCAAACTGCTGTAAGAATGTGAATCCAAGAAACTTAAGTAGTTTCAAGTGGGTTTTATTCCGTTTATCGACTATGTTCCACAGCAACGGCTCTGGTCTTCCATCGACAAATTTTTTAGCTTCTCTGGCGAATGTAAGTGGATACTCCAAGATGGCTGGTGTACATAACATCCAGATCATGTCTCCATCAGAGACTCCGGCCATTCCGGCAGTCTTGCCGTTAGGCACTGTGAAGTAGACCGTTTCAGGCTCCCAGACACAATCAGTTAGGAGTTCGTGAGGATCACATCCGTGACCCTCTTCGATCTCTCTACGATCATCTGGAAGCAGATTAGAGGCCACCTCAGCGGCAGCCTCCATCGTTGCTTCATGAATATAGTTAGGCACGTTGGTAGAAACGAGTTGAGTAATCTCCCTCCCAAGACATTCCGTATAGGGTTGCTGGGGATGGGTGTTCAGAGATGATCTCTACAGTTGCACTAGTGTTCCTGTCATAGATAGGAATGTTCTCTTGCTTTCCTTTTGAGATCTGTACAGAGCCCAGGGTGTATTCACCTAGGTTGTTCGTGTCAAAGGTCTTGGTGTATTCATCACGACCTTTACGACGTAGCGTTGTCTTGTAGACACCAACTGCACCAAAGTCAAGACGCATGCGGTGGACAATCAGGGATGCCTGAACGTCAGCACGGTATGAATCATCTTTTTGGGTTTGGAAGTAGACCTTAGGCAATGAGATATTCATTGCATATCTAATACCAACAGTTACATCAGTATCTGTCCAGTCACCGTCAACTAAGAGATTATTACCATCAACAGTTGGTTCAGCTGCGTTACCTTTATTCCTACCAGCTTCTAGTGTGTACACAATACGAGTACCGTAAGCAGGAATAGGCGCTACGAAAGAAGACTTCTTAGTACTTGTGTTGTAGCTAATATCTTCCTTCTTAACTATCACACGATGGTCAAGGAAGATGCGAATGTCCTCGTCAGTCTCTTCAATTTCAACAGTATTATCACGCTCTTCAAGATTCAGACGGTGCAACGAATAGTTATAGGTTGCTGGGTCTGAACCAGGATCTTGGTTTCGGATAGTGAAGAAAATATTGTCTTTAAGAATGCACATATGGAGTACATCACCACTCATGGTCCAACGGAACCAAGCTGACTGAATTCTCCTATCGCCACGGTTAAAGTACTTATAACCCCACAAGCTAGGACTCTTAACTTTTTCGCCAAACAGGATCAAACTATTTTCCCGACTATCAGCAATTGATTGAAGACCAGTAGGAAACTGACCAGCAATAATCTTGCTTTGTTCTAGAATCTCTGGCTGACCTTCCCGCTGAATGCGGGTCATTTCAAATAGGCGACTGTGAGTACCCGAGTCATTAAGGAATGCAATGGAGGTACCAACAGAAACGGGTCTAGTATTTTCAAGGAAGTTGTAAGTGCTAAGTAGTGTGATCTTAGCGGTAGAAGATGTAAGGGTATCTGCATCAGTAACCAACATAAATTGCTGTGTCCTACTAAATAGAACTAGACCAGTATTAACTTCGATACCGTCATAAAGAACAGCAGGTGTAGTAGAGGAACAGGACAGGTCAATAGGGTCCACACCACTGACAGTAAATGCAGACTTGCTCCAGAAGTTAAAGAACGAGCCTGGTCGCGAGAGGATAATGTTTTCATCGCTAAGGATCGCTAGTCGATTTCTAAAGAACAAAAGTTGGTTGATCTTCCTACCAGCTGTCTCTGTACCGTCAGCGTTGTATTGAGGGAGGAAGGATGGCCTAGGACAGGTACCTTCATCACCAATCAAACGATTAGCCCAGTTAACTGGTGAGACCTTAAATGTGTTATCTGCCTGGCGAACTAACTGCCAAGGCATAGTGGTGTTATCGATAGTGGTTTTAAGTCCAGGTTTAACTGTCTCTTCCCACACACCTTCACCGTCTGTATCGTTATTACCTACGAACCTCACATAATAGTCATCTTGATCGACACCACTGTTTAGGATCTTACAAACATAGTTATGCTTACACTGGTAAGGGAGACGAGTAATGTTCTCCACTTCAGTAGTAAAGATGTTAATCAGCTGTGCTTCAGGTGTGTCTACACTAAATGCGGAAGCATGAGTAATATAAAGCCCGTTACCAGCAATAGTAGAGCTAAAGTTTGTTCCGTTGTAGGAAGTTCCGTCAACTGCAGTCTTAAGCTCTGAAAGAATAACTGATGCTTTAACTTCTGCAGAGGTACCTGAAGAAGTCTTGTTGCTATCGATAGTAGCAATTACACCTCCTGAACTATTGAGCAGGCGGAATGAATAGGTTTTGTTATACGCAATCTGCAGCAGATCTAAGAACGCCTCATTAGGACGTGTAGCAGCAGTAGTAGAAGTCATCGCAGTAGCTACACCGCGATTAGCTATAAACGTATAGTCGTTAACAGTAAGGGTTTGAATATTATCTGGGTCAGTATGCGAGAGATAGCTAACAGGAGCACCGCCCTCGTAAGTAACTTCTACTTCTTCACCAGCCACGTTGTTCTGTGTAATAACAAAACGTGCTGGAGAGAAGCCAACGATAGAAATAGAATTGTTCTTTTTGTAACCACTACCATTAGTGTTAATGGTCAGGTTAGTAACAGAACCACCGCTGACAGTAAAGTCAACAGTCATACCTTGCCCATCACCACCTGAAGTGGCGATATTGGTGTAGGTACCGTTACTAAGGGTTCCGCCGGAATTACTGATTGAGATAAAGTAGCGAGTAGAAAACTCAACAAGTCTCCATACCTTAACTCTACCTTCTTCTGTAACTTGGCACATATACTGCTCAAAGTTATCGCGGTAGATATCAAACCACTTACCCCCAGCATCAGCAGAGATGTCTCCTAAAAGCTTGGTGCCAGGTCTTTTAACTAAACCTGAAGTAACGTCAGGATATGCATTGTTTAAGTCACGCACTTGGCCTGGCAGCTTGAGCTGATCAGGCTGTTCTGAGATACCAAGAATATAGTTAGGAATTGTCTGCTGGATACTAGGCATGTCGTCTTAGTCCTTGATAAGGTTGATAGGCTGTGTATGAGGTTTCTTCAGGCCAACCCATAAAGGAGTAGTCACCCTGATTACATTCGTATTCAACACAGGCAGCTCGGGCGTTAGCTTCCTGAATAGATAGGAGTGTATGTAGATCTGGACTAGACACCAGCTGCGCTGCAGCTCTAGCTGATGAACGGAGAATGATGTACCTTTGGAAAACAGAAGGTAGGTCAGTCAGTTCAAACAACCAAACGATATCCAGATATTGGTCGCTAGTAAATTTATAAGTATGGTTTACTTTGTCATAGAGCTTACCGCCACGCTTAATCACGTTAGTAAGACGGCTCTTCTGACCATCGCTAACGTCCATCCTTAGCATGTTTGATGGGATCTTGATCTCATCCTTAGCGTCTGGAGCTAGCTTGTAGTGATGCTCAGTATTAAAGATCCAACCTTCATCTTGCACGTCTCTATTTACATCTTTCAGGATGCCGTAGATATATGAGATTTCAGGGTTGGAAAAGTCAAGCTTGTTAATAGGGGCTTGACCGATAGCTCCCAGAATTGAATTAACTGCGGAGAGTTCGGTCACGTCGTCGATTGTACTGGGAGTTGTCATATCAAATAGTAAAAAAAAGGGGACCCGAAGGCCCCCAATATCAAACAGTTACGCTCAGAAAGCGTCAGTGTTTTCGTCAGAGTCGTTGACGTCAGCGCCAGCAATCAGTTCCACGCAAGCTGCGGGATTCAGATAGTCAGCACCGAGAGCCATACGGCCCAGGATCACATCACCCTGGTAGACCACAGACACGTCACCACTGGTGACTTGAACCTGAGGTGCCATTGCTTCGACACAAGCGGCAGCTTCACGCTGGAAGATCAGACCGCAGCTGTGACCGAACTTGTTAGCAGCACCGTAGTCATTACGGGAGCCGTAGTTAGAGCCAGTAACAGCAGCATCATCAGCGATATCAGGGTTGATCAGATCGCTCATGTTGGTAGGCGAAGTGACGCCAGTGTTGTCAGCAGCATCAGTACCGAACTTGGTACCAAACTTACCCAGGAACGGAATGTTCATGGACTTGAAGATTTGGATACCAGCGATCTCAACGACGCCTTGACCAGACTGCAGAGCAGAACCTTGGACGTCACGGTTGACGAGACCACCATCACCCACTTTCTGAATCAGTGCGTAGTACTGACGGGGGTTGAGAACAGCCACGCGGCCGTCCATACTTACACCCTTTTCGTCAAGTGCAGCAGCAGCATCATAGAAAGCAGTGATGAGCTTGTCAGCGTCATAAGCATTAGAACCAACGTCGCTAGTACCAACACGGATCTGAGTACCGCCGGGCTCTACATAACCGCTCTTAGAGATCGGGTGTGCAGCACGAGCACCTTTGGTGATAGCACGGAAGATCTTACGGTCATAAGTCTCTGCCAGAGCGTAACCAATCTTGCGAGAGATTTCGCTACGCAGGTCGTAGTGAGCAAGAACCTCATCCAATTCATAGACGAATGCACTGGAGATGAGCAGGTCATCAACGGTGATCGTCTTTTCTGCCACCGGGGGTGCGTTCTCATCGTTACCGAGAATGCTTTGTCCGGGGGTGTGGTATTCAGCTTTCGTCCGGCCAGTGTAGATAAACTGAGCCGAGCGTGCATTTTGAAGGGTACGCTTCATAACCAGATCGCGAGCGATCGTGTTGTGTTGGAAACCCTTGAACATCTCACCGCTAAAAATCTTCAAGTAAAGATCGCGGTTGTTAGATGCGTTATAAGTGCCAGTATCACCCTTACGTCCAATAAACGTAGGGTTGCTATTGGCATTACTATTTTGTTGAGCCATTGTTAGAGAATAAGAATACTATCCTCTGATCGATCAGAAATTTTTTAACCAAAATTTGTGGTCTATCCCACCGTCTAGACGGCAAAGGGTATCCGCGTACGGGCCAATGCCAATTGGTAAGGGAGGCATTGCACCTCCCATGGCCGCGTTAACGGACTACCTTTTTAGCTTTCGCTTTTCGTTGAGTCTTAGGTTGTTCTTCTACAACAGGCTCAGGCTCTGGCTTGACTTCCACTTCCTCTACTGCGTAGCGGACGGGATGAGCTAAGCCAAGACCCTGATTAGTTTGTTGTGACATAAACTAGTGATTCGATTTAAGATAAACAACGCCGCGATACTTCAGCTTAGCTGCTTTGGTTGCAGCGACCTGCTCTTTAATGCGAGCTTGCAGTTCAACATTAGGCATGATGAATCTCCGAAGTACCTAACCCCCGTTCCATGGTTAGGCGTCATGCGTCCGATTGGAATGCATCCTCTAGCACCAACTTATAGAACTCAGTGCGTAGCATATCTAACAGCTGTTGTTCAAACGGATCTCCACCTGGCCATTGGTCAAGATGGAAACATATTGATTTATAGATCTGTTTGATTGCTACACCGTTAAGATCTATTTGGTAGCGAGTTTCTTCCATAGGATGAACGTACGTTGCTTACACGTAGCGTGCGTATTTCTTACCGCCGCTTACATTGCCGCCAGTAGCTCCTTTTGCATAGCCCCCTGATTTAGGACCAACATTAGCTTTCTTCGCAGCAGCTTTCTTCTTAGGCTTTTTGATGTTTGCGTGTGGCTGTGGTTTGTTCACTTTCTTTTTATCAGAGGACTTAGACATTAGAACTTATATTTAAAGCCGGTCTTTGCACCAACACCGAGACCGTCCAGTTCGAGACCTTCAGGAGTGATGGCGGACAGCTCGCCGTAGACGTTGAGCTTCTTAGTCACATCGACACCGATGCCGACCTTGCCAGAGGCAGCGCCGACTTGCTCAGCATCATCGGGGAAAGACACAGCAGGACCACCTTGGATATACCAGCTAGCGCTGTCACCCAAAGCATTTTCATAACCCACGTGGTTCTCCAACAAAGCACCTTGGTAGTCCTCACCGGACCAGCCTTGGTTAGCTTCAACATTCACATACACACCTGCAGCAGCAGGCAGTGCGAAAGCAGACACCGCGAGGGTGGAAAGAGCGATTCTGTTAAACATAATGAGTGGTTATTTTTTAGCGGTTTTTGCAGCACGTTTGAAATTTGATTTAGTAGGAGCACCTTTGCTGCCAGGCTTCCTCATTTTTTCTCCACTGCCTTTAGCAATGCGCTTGCGTTTGGCGTGGATGTTTGCGTAGAGACCTCGTTTAGCCATCTAACATTTCCATTTGCGTAGTGCTAATGCCTTACGGGTAGGCTTACCGTTCTTACGCATAGGTCCTTTCACGCCTTTCATACGAGCGCAGAAGGACCGCTTGCGAGGACCGCCACCAGGCTGGGGAGCTTTAAGGTTTGAACCAGTCTCCCGGTTATATTTTTTTCGACCGGCAGCAGTCAAGCCGCCGGAACGTGATTTGTGTTTGCCAATCTTTAGACTTACACTTTTATTTTTTGTAGCCTTTGCCACCTTTCTTGCCTCCGCAAGATCCTTTCCTATTCATTACCAAATACCAGGAATAAGTTGACCAGTAACTGCGTACGATCCAATCGCAGCAATCACGCCGAGCATGGCAAGCCTGCCATTAAGACGCTCGGCTTTCTCATTATGTGGGACAGAGTTCTCGTCGATGTACATACGTGGTTCAGTGGGCCAGATTTGGGTGTCGTTCATTAACCGATAGCGGGTGAAGTAAGTGCAACAGGAGTGGACTCGGCAGCAGCCAGGTCGAGGGGGAAGTTGTGAGCGTTACGCTCGTGCATCACTTCCATGCCGAGACCGGCACGGTTGAGGATGTCAGCCCAAGTGTTGATGACTCTGCCATCAGCAGCTTGGATGGATTGGTTAAAGTTAAAGCCGTTTAGATTAAACGCCATAGTTGATACGCCAAGAGCAGTAAACCAAATACCCACGACAGGCCAAGCAGCCAGAAAGAAATGAAGGCTGCGAGAATTATTAAAGCTAGCGTACTGGAAGATAAGGCGACCAAAGTATCCATGTGCAGCGACGATGTTATAGGTTTCTTCTTCTTGTCCAAATTTATAACCTTGATTTTGACTTACATTTTCAGTCGTCTCTCGAACTAGCGAGGACGTAACAAGCGAACCGTGCATAGCTGAGAACAGCGACCCACCAAATACACCAGCAACCCCCAACATGTGGAAAGGATGCATGAGAATATTGTGTTCTGCTTGGAACACAAGCATGTAGTTGAAGGTACCTGAAATACCAAGTGGCATACCGTCAGAGAAGGATCCCTGACCGAAGGGGTACACCAAAAATACGGCGGTAGCGGCCGCGACCGGTGCTGAGTATGCGACAAAGATCCAGGGCCTCATACCTAGTCGATAACTAAGTTCCCATTCGCGTCCCATGTAAGCGAAGACACCAATGAGAAAGTGGAATACGACGAGCTGATAGGGTCCGCCGTTGTAGAGCCATTCGTCGAGGCTGGCTGCTTCCCAGATTGAGTAGAGATGTAGTCCGATTGCGTTGGAGCTTGGTACGACTGCTCCAGAGATGATGTTGTTTCCATAGAGTAGAGACCCTGCTACGGGTTCACGGATACCGTCGATATCAACGGGAGGTGCTGCAATGAATGCAACGATAAAACAAGTGGTTGCTGCCAGTAGACAAGGAATCATGAGGACACCGAAGTGTCCTACATAAAGCCGGTTCTCAGTGCTGCTAACCCACTCAACATAACTATCCCAAATTGACTTGGGACGTTGTAGTGCGATAGTAGCTGCCATTTAAAAATTAAAAATCTACGTTTGAACGCTCAAGCTTTTGAATTACATCCTGCCTATAAGCAGGGTCATTGTCATAACGTGGGTCAGCCATTGCTTGGACCAACTCAGCTTGAGATCGGAAGACTGAGCCACCTTGTGTAGGGGCTTTACCTTGCAACATGGTGCCTTCCTTACCCATGTTGGCTTCAAAGATTTGTTGAAGCCCAGCAACAGCCATCTGAATTGCAGGGCCGTTGCCGGATTCTACGAGCGAATCAAATCCTTGAATGTAATCCTCTGAAAGATTATTAGCCGCCCAAGAAATAATTTCCTGGTAGGTCTCTTCACCTCCAACGGATTCTTTAATGGTATTGACTTGATCTTGTGAAAGATCGACAGCTTCAGTTTGCTGCCCAAGGAACTGGTCAACTACTTCACGATTGAAACCAGCTTTCTCTAGTTTTGCGTAGTGCTCATCTGCGAGTCCACCGTTTTCATCATAGAAGTTACCCATTTCGTATGGGTCAATACCATTGTCTTGGAAGATGGAGGAAAGGTTTTCCCCATAATCTTCCGAAACAGTTTCGTAATTTACTGAGCCATCTTCTAGATAACCAGAAGTCTCATCATCAGTAGCTTCCTCTTGCTGAGGTTCTTCTGCTTGAGGTTGTCCTTCACCCATCTTCTGTTGAAGTTCGATGTAGGCTTTCTCTAGCTCTTGTGCATTTTTATATTTGCCAGCGAGCATTGCATCTTGATCTTGCTGTAGAGATTCGCCTACAGCTAGAGAGTCTTGCTCTTCTGGAGTCAAAGCCCCAGCATCAGCCGGGGTCTCATTCATGGTGAATTGTTCAGGCATCGGTGGGAGCACCTTCTAAGATTTCAGTATTTTTTGACGGGTCCATCATTGGAGCAGAAGCAAGCTGACCCATTTGCTTGGTCATCTCCATTTGCTGCTGATCTTCCAGCATGTCATCGTCTTCACCTTGTACCTCTTCTGGAGTCTTGACGAGGTTTAGATAATCAATACCTTGAGCTGCAGCAAGACGCTTAATAGCTTCATTAGGTACGATGTATTTCATCAATGCTTCAGGACCCAGCGTTTGTGCAATCGTTGTGATGAATGCAGTAAGGCTTTCGCGGTCCTGACCACGGCCAAGTGCATTAACACCAGCGACGATCTGTGGACGTACAAGGTTTTTATCGATCTTGGGTAGTTCGTTTCTACGTTGCAACACCAACATCACACGGTTCAGATAAGGAACCAAGAACTCAACAGTGAGTAGGCTGAACAGCCCACCAAGTTGTTGCTCTAGTTCCATCTGAGTCATACGAACTTCCTCAGCGGTAGTTCTTTCTGACTGACGGATGTTGAGTACAAGGAATGCATCAGATATACGGCGCTCAAGTGTGGCTGCCATCTCTTGTGCAGTACGGAAGTCGCCTGTCTTGCCACCTGTAGTGACAACAGCGACGTCATCGGGGCGACCTTGAATGATCGCACCAGTGCCTGCGTTCGCCAGGGAGGCAGGCTTAGTAGTGGATGAAGGACTAACTAGGAAAACAACTTTCGCCATAGCTGCAGAGCCTTCTACCATTGCCTGAGACAATGATTCAAGAGACTTCAGATCTCCGAAGAACTCTTCTACTCTGCCGCGTCCGTAATCTTCCCCATCAACAGTATTGAATCGAAGGACCAACCAAGGACTAGCACTCTTAGGTGCTGAACTTTGGGACTTAGGAATAACTTGATCGTATGCTTCCTGATGCCACTGCCAGCGACCGGACTTGCTATCCAAGTAAACGTAGGTGTACACCTCAACGTCGTCCGTCTGCATATCATCTCCCGAATAGTCACTCGGGATGTTCGGTAGATCAAAGTCCACCAGCTTTTTGTTAACTAGTTCCTTAGTAACAATCTCACAGACGTTACCATTACCGTCACGGCTAACTACGAAACGGTTGAGAGGATAGTGCTTGAGCCCATCCTTACCCATATAAATCAAAGCATTACCACCAACAATCAAATGCTTGAGTGCTTGGTGTACAACTACACGATCACTAGATGCATTAACGTAGTCCATGATCATTCTCTCCATCTTGGAGAAAGAAAGATCAAGTTCACTACGAATCTCTACCGGCATCTCTGTGCCGATCTTGTCATCACGGATCTGTAGTTTGAAGAACGTGGTTTGGGGCGGTAGCAAAGCCAACATAAGTTTGGCTGCCAATGTCACTACCGCTTTAGAACCAACGGATTGCCAAGGGGTGATCAGAGTCTTAGGACCCTTGGCACTGTCGTCATGCTTGATTAAATACGGCAAGGTGAGTTCGGAACACCTCACTGCGGTCATCAGATACTGAGATCGATCACCAGAGAGACGTTCATAACGCATCTTTGCCGAAGGTTTAGCCAAGGTTCAGACCACCCCCACGGCTAGAGGATGGGACGTTCACTGCAATACGCAGAGAACCAGTACCGCGCTTACGATAGTTAGCAGCAGTACGCTTAGCGGAACGGCGCTGACGCACACGTCCACTGGTTTGACCCTGCGGTCCCACGAGAGGTTCGGGGGCGCCTACGGGTTCGGGTGCCTTTTGCACAGGTGCAGGGGCTTGTCGCGCCACTGGTTGGCTAGACATAGCCTGACGCAGCGATGCGTTGTATTGATCTTGCATGCGTTGGCGCTCTTGCGCTGCACGGTTAGCAGCACGGCGAGCTTCGCGGCGAGCCCTACGGGCCTGGCCTCCTCCTCCACACATAGTTAAGTCTCCTGTTCGAGTCTGTTGATTAGATAAGAAATGATTGACTGTTGACCAGCATCAAACATGATGTTTGTCATGTCAGTGCCGGGTTCAATAGCCAGAGGTGGAAATGTCTCCTGCAATTCTTCGATAAGTTTTCGATTAAAGGGTGGGCCAAAGAGGCTCTCTAACTCACGCATATTGTGGGAGGTTTACATTGTTATGTTCAAAGAACGCTGGCATCCGCGCAGATCGTGTCTGAGAAAGTTCGGGTGCCTTGCCTTCATACATAAGTCGATCGCTGGAATCCAGCCAGAATTTTTTGTCCAAAAACTTATCGGCTGATTTGCCGAGAGGTTCAAGGACCCAATTGATGGTGGCTTTACGCAGCTTATCTAGTGAAGGCGATGCCGTGAGGTTTAACTCACGACACACCAAACTATTAACCGCTACGTGTACTTGTTCGTCTCTACTGATATCAGCGCTGACAGTTCTCATACCGGCGTCACCATTAAAACGCATGAAGGGTAGTAGTACGAAAAAGATCGCACGTTCAGCGACCATGGCTTTAAGAACAGTGTGATCTGGGTGTGCAACCCAGGCATCGCGTAGCCTTTTGGCTTCCGCCTCAGCTTTCGCATCAACACCCCAAGCATCGGTGATGTAACCGAGAGCAAGATCGTGTTTGATTTCGTCTTGAACATTCGAGGTGAGAACTTCACGCGCTGCAGGCGGAACTTCACTATTGAGGGCATCAGATATAAAATCTCCCACTGGTAGTTCCATGTGCCGGATAGCAAGAGCTCGGTAGATTGTCTCTTCCGCGCCAGTTCTTACTGATCCCTTTGTAGTAGCAACGGGGGTCCAGGTACGCTTTCGTTCTAGGAGTGTTTGATAAGGATTTGTTGTTTTCATTCTTGGCAGTCGCAGGTAACGTCATTTAGAAGTTCCTCCAGGTAAGTGTCCACATCTGCGTCATCAAGTGCTGCATATACATTTGACTTGTCTTGCGTGTTTCCCATAACTTGAAGGCTATAATATAAAGATGTCTGGGGCGAGCTCAGCCACTCTGCAACGAATTCCTCATCGTAGGTTATTACGTCACTCCAAGAGTTGAACGAATAGCCGTGCAGAAGTCCAGTCCTATCTAGCATTTTCATAAGTTCGTCAGCTACCTTTTTATAGGCATCCCAACCAACTTCAGAGGCAATCTCTACCTCTCCATATTCATAAGTTTCAACACCGAAAGTACCGCTGTCACGGTCTACGGTTCGGCCGACAGGTGGAGCAATCTCTGGTGCGCAGGTGAACCCGTCAAGGTCCAAACTGCGGTAACTGCAAGATGCAGTCGGAGCAATAGCAAAGGCACGATCCATCTTGTGGGCTCGTGCAACCATTGCTGCTTGTTCGATACCCAAATAGAATTGAGTAGCGCAATAGAAAGCGTGGCTATCACCAACGCCTCCATTATTTAGTTTTTCAAGTGCATCACCAAACTGTTTGTAGGTGATCTTTTCACGTCGCAGGAAGTTTGCTAGGCCAAGCATTCCAAGGCCAACCTGACGGTCTACTTCTGGCGACAGGTACTCCCCACTACTTTCGACTCCAGTGGTCGCATGCAGTGCACACAATTCAGACATTCCATCGTTGAAAGCTTTTGGAATATCGTTTGGTTTGCAGGCACCTGTATTAATGTGTTGTAAAAGGCAGGTTCCCCTACTTGGCAGGAACACTTCAAGGCATACATTGCCACGAACCCTTTTGTTGTTGTGGTCATACTTAACTTTTACGAGCCAGATATCTCCTTGTCGGATGCCTTGGAGTAAGGAAGCTTTTGTGGATGGGGATGATTCATCCCACCACTCTTGGGTAATATTGACACACCGTTTAACCCAAGGGAGCTCATTGCGTGGAGCT